TCCGGAGAATCCTGAATTTCCTCCACTTACAATAAAAAGTGCTCCAGTATTAACAGATGATGAACCACTTTGAAATGCAATCTCACCCGCAGAGCCTGTTCCTGTTGAGAAACCAGCATTAAGAGTTATACCTCCACCATTCGAGTTTCCTGAGGCAGCATTTCTGGCCTCAAGTATTAAATCCCCTGCCGACCCTGACGTAGGCGCAAGCGGCTGAATTGTCATCCCAAGCGCGGATCCTGTGATGTTGCCGAAACTTACGGTGTTGGTTCCGGTGTTGTAGGTGAAATTGGCTGACCCGCCGAACGCGCCGCCGTTGTTGAACTGGACTGAAGTGGTCGGAGAGGCAGGAGTGGCAGCAGGTGGCGCAGCAAACGTGCCGTCTGCTCTGAGGAAATTGCTTGTGCCGCCGCCGCTTGCAGGAACGGTGCCTTGGTTGGTGCTGGTGAAGGTGTCAAGGAACTTGGCTGGCGCGGTACAAAAGACGTCTTGCGTGCCGCCGCTGAAGTTGGTCAGCGAGCCACCATTGCTTGAGGCCAGCACGGTCGTGCGTGCAAGCGTGTTGGCCGAGCCGTTGTAATCGCCCGTGCCAACCTCCCAGTTGGGGCCAGACTGATCGGCGATGCAATAGGCAACCGTCTGCGTGCCGGTGCCAAATGCCGTCAAAAATGATTGATAGCCGGTGCCTGTTGTGGCCAACGTCAGCGTAACGGTGCCCGTGCCGGTGATGCCCAGGCTTTGCTTAACTCGGTCAGCGTACAAGGCCATCAGGCAAGCCTTTCAATCTTGCCGTCTATGCCTCGCACAATGGTGCGTGGCTGACTTAGACGCTCCAGCGCAGCCTGAAAGCCTTGCATGGCCACAGCCATCGTTTGCTGTAAGTCGGTGGCGCCCGTTGTCCTGATGGCCTCTTGTTGGATCATCTGGTCTGATTGGATGGCATCGGCTTGAGACTTTTGCGCGGCAGCAATTTGAGCCACAACCACCTTGGTTTCGGCCTCAAGCTGGGCAATGCGCCACTTGAGATCAGCGTCGGCATCCATCTTGGCCTGCTCGATCATCTGGGTTGACTGAGCATCAACAGCCTTGAGCTGCGTCTCATGATCCATCCGAGCCATCTCAAGCTGCGCCTGATGTTGCTGGTCGGCCTGCTTGAACTGGGCCTCGGCTTGCAGCTTCATTTGATCGGACTGCGCCTGGGCTTGCATCTTGGCTTGATCCATCTGCATCTGGTGCTGCATCTTCAGATCCTCGGGATCGGGCGGGGGCGGTTGTTGAGGTTGCTGCTGTTGTTGTTCCAGTTGCTCCTTGAACTGCTGGGCAGTCTGGTCAATCTGGCCTTCCATGCTTTTGCCAATCTTGAAAGCACCGACGCCGAACTTGAGCATATCAAGCGACAGCGGCACGATCTGAGGCGCAACTTGGCTGGCCTGCACGGCTTTTTCAAGAAAACTTGAGACAGCGCCCAAAAACTCCATGCGATCCTGCTTTTCTTGATTCTCATCCATCATGATGAGCGAGTCGGTGCTGATCTCGATACGGAACGAGCGCATTGGCTCGTTGCGGAGCAGCTCCAGCGCCTGCGGCACCAGTTGCTGGTCGACAGGACTAAGCTGGTCAGCAGCAGACATCATCAAAATGGTCTGAGAGTCAAACAGTTGGCAAATGATTTGAGCCTTGAGCTGGATCATGTGCGTAGCGAACCGCGCTACGTCGTCTTGATAGCTCTTGAGACGAAGCGAGGCGTATTGGCCTTTGATCTGCTGGGCAGTTGCCGTCTCGCTGGCCACAGACTGACCACGCACAATGTCGCTGATGCCGGTGATGTCGTAAATTTGGCCCTTGACTTGCTCAAACGCTTGATACGCTTGAATCAGCGCCCCAGCAATAGGCGTCAAGTCAACCATGTCAATCGCGCCGGCCAAGCCTTTCTTTTCAGCAAAGGCCATCCAGTTCTTTACCGGAATCAGATCGTTGTTGTTGGCCTCGGTGAACAGACGGGCCAGCTCAGGCGATGCAGCGTCGTAAACGCCTTTGACCTGCAATGCCTTGACCAAACCATCAATGCGGTCGCTCAAGATGTCAAGCGAGTTGGCTTGGTCCTGGTACAACGCAAAGTCAGGAACGGGAACCAAACTTTCATTGGTGATCGTGCTGAACAACGGTTTAGGGCAGGGATAAAACCCTTCCAGCTTCAACGGGTCGTTTTGCTCATCCAAGAACTCGCCAAGCGACTTGGACATCCACACGGCCTTGCCGGTTTCTTTGTCCCACAGTTCAATAATCATTGCACGCTTGTCCACGCCTTCGCGGGAAGCGTTCTTCATTTCGCTAGGCTCAGAGTCCAACGGAATTTTCTTGGCCATTTCGTCACCGAAACGCTCGCGCAACATAGGGCGGGTCATGTAGACCTTGCGCCAGACGATGCAAGTTTCTTCCCATGTCCTTGCCACGTTGTGACCAAAGTCGCGCCAATGGACGTAATCGCACGGAGCGCATTCATAGTCCAGCATCTCATCGCTGGGCGACTCTTCGTCTTCGGTGATCTGCGCCTCGCCCTGCTTGAACTTGGGCTCGTACCGCACCCAGGCAACGCCTCGGCCAGGCAGGAAACGGTCGTACAGCGCAGCGGTCAACGTCTCGCGGTAATCGGAATAATGCGTGATCTCGTAGTCAAGCGCACGCTCAAGCAACAGCGAAGCAACCCGGCCCACTTGGTCGTTGTCGCGGAAACGGCGGCTAACGTCAGGCTTCGGCAAGCGGGCAAACGTCGCAGCTTTGAGCGTCTGGACGTTGCTCCACAGGATGTTGAACCGCGAGCCGCTGTCTTGGCTGTTGCGGGTGTCGTCCCGATACCGCTTCAGAATCTTCTTTGCTCGCGTCTCCCAGCTCGCAAACTCGCGGTCATACGCTGCGATGTGGTTCAGGTAATACTGAACCTCGGGCTTGACGGTATCTTCGTCGGCCATGATTAGGCTGAGAAGATGCCAAGTGCAAGCACTTCAACGCCTGCGCCGGTTGTGATCTTCCACGGCCCATTGCGGCTGATTGCGCCCATGGGAATGACGTACACGCCCAAGCCGCCGCCCACGTTGTTGGGCAAGATTGTGTGGCTGGTGGAGCCGTCCAAAATTATGACACTACTGGTCGCAGCCGTTGAGACGGTGCAAATCAGTTTGTCAAGGTAATCGCCAATGGCTCCCGTGCCGCCCAGTACATAAGCCGTTTGGGAAACCGCGACGTGTTCGTATTGATAGCGATAAGGTGCGTTTACGCCTGCCATGTTTTGCTCCTAGATTCGGTTTGATCGCTTAGGTGTCTCGCGCCACAAAGTTTCAAGTGGGGCCAACTCAATGCGCGAATTATGCCCAACAACTGGAAAAATCGAGGGTTTTTCGGGTTCTTTTGGTTTGATCTCTTGCCAGGCAATGGCCATCATGCGGAATGCATCGGCGCAATGCGATGTGAAATCGTGCCGTGGCTTCTCGCGAAACATTTTCTTTTCGTCGTCCCACTCGCGTTGATACTGCTTGAGCAGCTCCACGCCCTCGCCGCAGCGTTCGCGGTCAAACCACACGCGCCGCATCATCACCCGCGCTGCCTGGATGCCGTCTTGCACGCTGAGGCTGGGCACGATGGCCATGTGCTTAAGGCCAAGGCTGGCGTCCAGTTGCTCAATGATGGACTTGCCGCCTGATGCGAGCGTCTTGGCCCGAGCGTCATGGGGTAAGTAGTGCGTCGAGTACCGATACGCCTTGCTGGTCACCACCTGAGCGTAGTCGTCAATGGTCAAACCGCTGGCCGAGTAGTAGTCGATCACCCGCAGCTCGCCGCCCAGCATTTGCCAGAACCAGATAGCCGTGTCGTCGTGATAGCCCAAGTCCCAAGCCGTGAACACGGGCAGGTTGCGGTCGTGATCCACAACGGTAACGCGCCCCTCGTCCTCAATGGCCCGCAGCTCGCGCCCATAGTACGCGCCCAAAATGGCAGCCTCAAAACTGCACTCAAACTCTTGTTGGTATTGATCTTCGGTCATGCCTTTGGAGGCGTCTGCAAGCTCGTCAGGCGGCAGCAAGCCGCTTATGCTGGCCCTGATGCTGGTCGAGTACCAATCGGGCGAGCTTTGGGCTTGTGTCCAAATGCTGTGAAAGAAGTTGTGGCCTTTGGGCGTGCCAATGAACACAGCCCAGCCCTCGCGGTCGGCTAGTAACGGTCGGATGATCTCGCCCCACACGCGAGGCCGCATATCGGCCACCTCGTCAAGCACCACGCCATCCAAATACAACCCCCGCAAGGCGTCGGGGTTGTCCGCTCCAAAGAGCCTGATGCGTGCCCCGTTGAGCAGCTCGACCCACAACTCGCTGGCGTTGGCCTGGGTGCGAACGTCTGCGGTGTAGCGCAACAGGTATTCCCAACTGATGCTCTTGGCCTGGCTGTAGTACGGCGCAATGTAGGCGTAGCGTCCGTCGGCCTTGCCATCGGTAAAAGACTTGCGGATGAGGTCATTGATGCACGCTACAGTCTTGCCAGCACGTCTGTGTGCAACAAGACAGGCCCACCTAGCCTGACGGTTATGAAACGCCGCAAACGCCCGTCTGGGCGCGTAAGGGATCGTTATTCGTCGCTCGGTCGCTGCCATTCGATCACGGTTTTAATTGCAGCGCCATCAACGCCGCTGTGTTCGTGCTTTTGGGTCTCGGCCCAGCGCATCTGAGTCTTTGACCACCAGATCATCGCTGCCGTGTCACCGCCCATTGCCTTTTGAAACAAGGTCTTGCCAACCTGGCCATTGGCCTTGCCTTTGCCAGACACCAGCTCGGAGCTGAAGTGTGCGCGCAGCGTGTCCACGTGGATGCCATCGCGCACCAGCACAGCGATCTGATCAATCGGCAGGCCGTAGCCAGACAGCGCCTCGACCTGTTTGCGCTCGGCATCGGTGGGCACAAAGGCTGGTCTGCCAGCGCCTGGCATGGCTCCGCCAGTACCTGGCCGAGCGCCTCCGTGTTTTTTTACAGGGGGTTTTTCTTCAAGAGTTTTTTGTTTCGTTGCCATTTGTAACCTCCGCGAAAGGTTTTCCGGTTTCTGCGTGAACTGCGATTTTGCCTGTGAAATCCTGCCAGCGTTTGATGATGACGTCGCAGTACTTGGGGTCGAGTTCCATGAGCCTGGCCACGCGAGCGTTCTTCTCGGCTGCGATCAGGGTGGTGCCGGAGCCACCGAAGGAGTCGAGGACGATGTCACCGCCTTTGGTGTTGTTGAGCACTAGGTACTCAAAGAGCGCCACGGGCTTCATGGTCGGGTGCTCGCCGTTGCGCGATGGTTTGTCGAACTCGAGGATGGTGGTCTGCTTTCGATCCGCAGCCCAAAGATGGCCAGCGCCTTCTTTCCACCCGTACAGACAAGGCTCGTGTTTCGAATGGTAATCCTGACGTCCCATTACCAAGCTGGACTTCTTCCAGATCAAGCATTGCCGCACTTTCCATCCCGCATCCTGCGCCGCGCCTCGAAAGTTGTAGCCCTCTAAATCAGCGTGCCAGATGTAGAACACGGCCCCAGGCTTCATCATTGCATCGGCAGCCGTGTAAGCGTCGCGCAAGAACTGCCGGAACTGGTCGTCGCCCATGCTGTCGTTTTGGATGGTCAGCTTCTCCTTTGTGCCGCCTTCGTACGCCACGTTGTAAGGTGGATCTGTCAGCCAGATGTCAACCAACTGACCGCCAGTGAGTTTGGTCAGGTCATCGATGCTGGTGCTGTCCCCACACATCAGCCGATGCTTCCCAAGCACCCACACATCGCCAGGCACGCTGACCGGCTGCACTGGCACCTCCGGCACCGCATCCTCATCCGTCAGACCATCGGTCAACTCCACCGGTATGAGTGCTGCGATCTCTTCTGAGCTGAAGCCTGTCAAGTCAAGATCAAAGTCTAGGCCTTGCAGCTCGCTCAACTCCAACGCCAGCATCTCGTTGTCCCACCCAGCGTTCAATGCGAGTTTATTATCGGCCAGAATATAAGCTCGCTTTTTTATATCGCTCCATCCTTCGGCAACCATAACCGGCACTTCTTTTATATTAAGCTGCCGAGCCGCCATTGTTCTACCGTGGCCAGCAATAATATTACCCGTCTCATCCACCAATATAGGTGTCGTCCACCCCCACTCTTTAATACTGGCTGCAATTTGCGCCACCTGATCGCTGCTGTGCGTTCTCGCATTGCGTGCGTAAGGCACCAGCCGTTCAATGGCCCATTGCTCAATTTTTTCTGCCGGGTTCTTGCTCATCTTTGCCTTTCAGTTTGTTAGTGTCTGCTCACTTGTCGAGAACAAATTCTGCCGCATCGCTCTGGGAACTCGGGAACTGTCCTAAAGGACAGTGTTCCCGTTCGTTCCCGATTCGCGCTGTTTGCCCCCCAGAACTGTTCCCGAACAGTTCCCGCCCAGTTCCCGAGTTCCCGGCAGTTCTCACGTCTCAGTCTTTCGGATCATCATCGCGCTGGACTCTGCTGGATCGGTGACGACCCACCCGCCATCCGCAGGCTCAATGATCTGCGAGACCAGCAGCTCAGATATTAACTTGCCACTTGCAGAAGGTCGAATATACACCTTTGCAGACGCCTCTTTCACATCCATTTTATTGACAAGATAATCCAGCAACGCACCGCGCTCAATATAAGGCTGGCCATTCCTTTCTGGCGCACCTGATGCCCACCACGCATTTTCAATGGTGCGGCGATGCGTGGCCAACCGATTATCCTGCTTTGGTTTTATCTGCTCACTTGATGCCATCACAACTGCGCTGGTGACCGGCAGGCCGTCCTCATCAAACCAGCCGGGGATGGTCACCTGCTGCAGCTCGACGTGGACCGTCTGCGCCAACTCAGCATCCTTTGACTTGCGCTGGATGATCTGCATTGGCGCACTCTTAGTGCCTGGCACGATGCTGATCTCGATGTCCAGCGCACCTCGCCATGCTGATGATCCACGGGCACGGTGCTGGGCCTCGTCGGAGACGCCTGTGTGGTGGACAAGAATCACGCTGCACTTAAATTCGTGCATCAATCGTGCGCATGCATCAAGCATGGTCTTGGCATCTTGCGATCTGTTTTCGTCGCCTGCCAAGAACCTGTGCAAAGTATCGACCACGATGACGCCAGGCACTTTGGGCAGCGACCTGATGTGCACCGCAGCCATTTGGTAGCCATCCGTGGTGTTGAGGTCGCAGCCTGACTGAGACAGCCACATCGACAGGTTGGTGACATGGTGGTGGTGCTTCCACGCTGCAATGCGTGCGCGTAAACCTTGGTGACCCTCACCTGCCAGATAGACCACGTTGCAAGGCTTGACCTTGTGGCCTTGCCAATCGGTCATGCCTGATGCGAGGTGCAGCACCCAGTCCAGCACCACGAACGTCTTGCCGCCGCCTGACGGGCCGTGAACCATCACCAAAGCGTCGGCTTGCAGCCAGTGCTTGACCAGCCACCAAACCGGAGCAGGCTGGGCGCTGAACGCATCAGCCGTCACCAGCCAGTCATTGACGGGTGGCGAGAGCAGCGCCAACAAGTCACCGCCTGCCTGTGCGTAGTCATTTGCATCGCCTTCGTCTGGTGGCATCACCATGCGTGCCCCGTGCTTGGCACAAGCCTGCTCGGCGTACCGCTGGCCGACTCCGCTTTTGTCATTGTCGGCCACGATCACAAGGTCAGAAACTGGATGAAGCGCACGCAGCGTGCCTGCGACAGGCACGAGGTTGGACGCTGAGTATGCAACGACAACCGGCCTTGAGGTGATTTGATGGATGGTCGCAGCGGTGGCGAAGCCCTCGGCGAGGTAGATCGTGCTGCCAGGCTCATCCATCAACCCTAACACCCAGAACTTGCCGCCTGTCTGCCCACCGGGGTGGTAGAGTTTACCGCCGTCTGCGTCGATGTACTGGAGCGATGTCATGCTGCCGTCAACATCAAACAGCGGCACTACCAGCCTGCCATCGCCTGTGACCCGTGCGCCGTGGGGTGCGATGCCCTTGCGCTTGAGGTAAGGGTGGTCTGGCGATGCACCTATGCAGTCGCTCCAAATCTGATCGACCACATCCGCAGCCACCTCATGCTTGCGTGCCTGCTCTGCGTCACGCGCAGCCTTGGCCTCTGCCATCCTGCGAGCAAACGCCATCTCATCTGCTGGGCTGATCTGCCTGCCCACTTCGGCCCGCCAAGTCGACTCCATCCCCGCACGCCAGCACCCAAAGCGCCCAGCCGGAATGCCGTCACCAAAGGCGATGTACCAGCCTGACTTGTCACCCGCACCGGGCGTTC